AAATTTGGCATCCAAGAAATGGATGACTTGGTTCTGATTTTATCCAAAGAGAGATACGAATCATATATAACGCCATTAATAAAAAATTTACCAAACATAGAATTAGCAACCAGACCCAAAGAAGGTGATTTAATTTACTTTCCTTTGGGGGATAGATTGTTTGAAATTAAATATGTTGAGCATGAAAAACCTTTCTATCAACTTCAGAAAAATTATGTTTATGAATTAAGATGTGAATTGTTCCGTGCAGAAGATGAAATTCTCGACACCAGTGTTGAAGAAATTGATGACAATCTTATTGATCGTAGATATATACAATCTTTAACTCTTGTAGGAGTTTCCTCTGTTGCAACAGCGATAGCTGGTTTTGTTAGCGGTGCTCTCAGAAGTGTTACAATAACTAATAGAGGTGTTGATTATACTTCAGCACCTAGAGTAGCAATTTCATCTGCTCCTGCAGGTGGAGTAACCGCAATTGGCATCGCCTCTATGATCGGTGCTTTAACTGATTGTGAAGGATTAACGTCGGATTCTAAGGTTCAAGCAGTAGAAATCATTAATCCAGGTATAGGATATACAGTTGCTCCAGGAATCGTTTTCATCGGTGGTGGAGGGTCTGGTGCTGCAGCGACAACGGTTCTTTCTGACAATGGTGCTGTTGGTGTAGTTACAATAACAAGTGGTGGATCTGGATATACTACAGCACCAACGATTACATTCTCAGTTCCAGGCGGTGCAACTGCTACTGCATCAACCACTGCTGGTGGAGTGGGAACTATTGATGCAATTACTATCACCAATCCTGGTATATACTATACCACAGCACCAACTGTCACTATCAGCGGTCCAATTGGTGGAGGAACAACAGCAGAAGCGACTGCAACAATTGGTGCGGCAGGAACAGTTACTACAATTACTCTGACAAATGCTGGTGCTGGATATACATCAGATCCAACAGTAACAATCTCCAACCTCATTGGTGAGAAGGATCCAGATGAAGTAATTGTACCAACTGGAGTTGCTTACATTAGTTCTGCAGGAATTGTTACTTCGATCCGAATCACCAATGCAGGTTTGGGTTACAGCAGTGCTCCTACAGTTACTGTAAGTTCTCCACCTGTAGGTTTAGGAACAACTAGTAAGACATTTGTATTCAATGAGATTGTAACTGGATCTATCAGTGGAACAACTGCTCGTGTTAATGATTGGGATGGAACCACCAATATTTTAGAAGTTTATAAAGTTGATGGAACATTCGTTGTTGGAGAAAATATAACTGGATCGGAAAGTGGAGCAGTAAGTCAATTAAGAAGTCTTGACACTGACGATTTGGTCGATACTTATGCTGAAAATGATATTATAGAATCTGAAGCAGATGACATTATAGATTTTACCGAAAAGAATCCTTTTGGAATACCCTAAATAAATTGACGGTCTAATAAAAATCTATAACATAATATAAAATGTTTGACTATCATTACCACGAAATTTTAAGGAAGACCATCATTGCTTTCGGAACCTTGTTTAATGGATTAACCATTAAACATTCTGATAGTAGCGATGATGTAACTAGCGTTATTAAAGTACCTCTTGCTTATGGACCGTCACAAAAGTTTTTGGCAAGATTGCAGCAATCCGCAAATCTGAATAAACCCGTCCAAATGACACTACCGAGAATGTCATTTGAATTTGATGGTTTGAGTTATGATCCAACTAGAAAAGTTACTTCAACTCAAACTATAATAACTTCTTCTTCAACGGATAAAACACAAGAAAAGAAAGTGTTTATGCCCGTTCCATACAACATGTCATTTGAATTAAATGTAATGTGTAAATTGAACGAAGATGCTCTTCAAATTATAGAACAAATTTTACCAAACTTTCAACCAGCATATACCATGTCGGTCAATTTGGTGAGTGAGATCGGAGAAAAAAGGGATGTTCCAATCATCTTAGATAGTATCACAATGAATGATGATTATGAAGGTGATTTTTCAACTAGAAGAGCATTAATCTATACTCTAAGATTTACAGCAAAAACTTATCTGTTTGGACCAGTTTCTTCTGCATCCAACGATGTTATCAAAAGAGTTTCCATTGGTTATATTGCAGCATCTTCTTCAGGTCTTGATGCACGTAATGGTGGAAGAGATCTTACATACGTTGTTACTCCAAGAGCACTGAAGAACTATACTGGAACTGTAGTTACAAACTTGAATGGAGACATCAGTGCTATTGATACGTCTGTTGTCGTTAATGATGCTAGTAGCATAACAGCAGAAACTTACATTGTTATTGATAATGAAGAATTGTATGTTGAGAGTAAATCTGGAAACACCTTGACAGTTACAAGAGGTGCTGATGAGACAACCGCTGCAGCACACGTTTCTGGATCAGATGTGAAGGCAATTACAGACGCCGATGATGCCTTGATTGAAGTCGGAGATGACTTTGGATTTAGTGGAAGTTTTGAGTGAGTATTATGACAGATAAATTTGATGATTTGAATGATGCATTCAACGTCACTGGAGAAATTGTATCACAAACAAGAGAGACCTCCATCAAAAAGATGGATATGTCCCACGAAGATATTAAAAAGGATTATGAATATACAAGAGGAAACTTATACAGTTTAATTGAAAAGGGACAAGAAGCAATTAATGGCATTTTGGAGTTAGCACAAGAAAGCGAAATGCCAAGAGCATATGAAGTTGCTGGTCAATTGATTAAAAACGTTGCGGATGCAACAGATAAATTGATGGATCTTCAAAAGAAATTAAAAGAAGTTGAAGAAGAAAAAAAATCTGGACCATCAACCGTCAACAATGCATTATTTGTTGGTTCAACTTCAGACTTGGCTAAACTTTTAAAATCTGGACTAAAGGAAGATACTAAATAGTTCTTGGGAGAGAAATCCCAAAGTATTATTTACTCATACCCTTGGTCAAATGGCGAACAATAAGAACAATTTACCATCCATTAATGATTTCGCCGGAAATTATGATGATTTGCCTTCAATTAAAGAGTATTTGAAGGAATCAACTTCAGAAGAACCTGTAGAAAAGGAAGAGGTTCTTCTTGAGGAAGTTAAAGAAGAAAAAAATACAAATTCTGATGGTGTTTTAGTAGAAGTTTTACGTCTGATTAGTGACGTAAGGAAGGATATTCCTAAAGTACCAGAAGTAAAATATTATGATGAAGAATTAGAAAAATTAAGTGAAGAAATTGTAAGAATTAGGGAAGAGGTAAAAGAAACTCCCGAAGTAAAATATTATGATGTAGAAATAGAAGCAATTTGTGATCAAATTGACTCTGTAAAAGAGTATATTTCAGAATCCGTATCAAAAATACCAGAAATAAGAGATAATGTATCTTCATTGGAAGAAACCCTTTCTTATTTAAAAGATACTGTTTCTAATATTCCAGAAGTTAGATATTATGAAGAGGAGTTGGAAACTCTTCGTAGTGCTATTAATGAAACAAAAAATTCTATTCCAAATGTTCCCCATTGGGTACAAGAAACTGAAGATGTTCCCGATTTTTCTTGGTATGTAAATGTTAGAAAAACATTTAATGACATTGGAGAGAATTTTGGTAATGTAAGAGATTCTATTCAATCAATAACTGATAAATTTGATCTTGAAATTGAAAAAATTCAAGAGGAAAAAGAAGTTTTATCTTTTGAAACAAAGATAGAAAAGCAAGCTCTTGAAGAAAAATTAAATCAAACCAAAACCGAAATCTGGGAAGAATTTAAATCTACATCATCTAAAATTTGGGAATATCATAAAGAATTTAAAGATGATGATCGCAAATTAAAAAAACAGATCCTTGGTGAGTACAATTCATTAAAACAATCTGTCAACGAAAAACTTGAAAAAATTAATAATCAAAGTGTAGAAACTGATGAATTATTGTTAGGATACTTTAATAACTTAAGGGAAGAAATTTCAAATTTCCCAGAAGTAAAATATTATGACGAAGACATTGATGATGTAAGACAAGAAGTTATATCGGTAAGACAAAATGTAGAATCAGTAGAATCTGATATTAGTAATCTCTATAAACTTGTAGATATAATTAAGACTTCCCAAAAGCAATTAAAAGAGGAAGTTCAAATTGTAAATGAACCAACAGATAAACCACAAAGTGTTGGGGCAGGAAAAGATCCATTGACACCAATGGATCAAAAGTTTGCTACTCTTGAAGATCTTTCCAAACACTACAGTTTGTTCATTAACAGAATTCAGCAGCAAATTTCTACCATTGGTGGCGGTGGTGCTGGATTTATCAAAGATCTTGATGATGTTAGTTTTGACCAAACTGTTGGTAACAACAAACTTTTAATTTACGACCAAGCTAATTCGAAATGGGTTGGTATTGCTAGTACCGCTCTGGGTGGTGGCAGTGTAGTTGGTGCTGCTGGAACATGGACTACAGACTCTGTTGGTATTCATACAACAAAGAGTGTTGGTATTGCAACCACATCTGCTAAAGCTGGAATTTCCCTTTACGTTGTAGGTGATACTGAAATCACTGGCAATATTTCTGTTGCAGGAACAATAACTTATAATGATGTAACTAATGTAGATTCAATTGGAATTGTCACAGCAAGAAGTGGTATAACCGTTGTTGGTGGAGGAATCACTGTTTCTGGAATTTCTACATTCTATGATCATGTAGATTTCAATAATAATATTTTCCACACTGGTATTGCTACATTTGGATCCTCTAATGGTATTGGAACAGTCACTATTGGATTGGGAAGCACTGCTCTCTATGTCGATGGTGATGCAAGAATTATCGGTATTCTGACTGTTGGTAGAGCGTCTGTTACCATTGACGGTAATAACAATACTATTACTTCTGGTATTGTTACCATTACAAATTCTCAGATTTATCTTGGAGATAATATTACTCTCAGTGGAAGTGCAACAGGTATTAACTCTGCACCTAACGTTTTATATGTTGCAAAAGATGGTAATGATGAAAACAATGGAACTTCTATTGACAACGCAAAATTAACAATTTCTGGAGCAGTAGGAATCGCTACTACTGGAACAGTTATTAAGGTTCTTGCAGGAAACTATGCAGAGAACAATCCAATTGAAGTTCCTGCTTTCGTTTCTATTGTTGGAGATGATTTAAAGACTGTAACTGTAACACCAAATACAGCGACAAAAGATATTTTCCACGTAAGAAAAGGTTGCTATTTGGCAAACATGACATTCACAAACCATACAGCACCTGCTGCTGCAATTGGCTTCCCAACAGCAGAGATAGCAACTAATGTTGGAGGTGGAAAGTGGGAAAGTCCATACATTCAAAATTGCACCAGTAACACTACAACTGGAACTGGATTAAGAATTGATGGTGCTCAAGCAGAAGGACTTAAATCAATTGTTTGTGATAGTTATACTCAGTACAATCAAGGTGGTGTTGGAGTTGCAATTACAAACGAAGGATTTGCACAATTAGTTTCAGTATTTACTATTTGCTGTAACGAAGCGATTACTTGCTATAAGGGATCAACTTGTGATTTGACAAATAGTAACTCAAGTTTTGGAACTTATGGATTGGTTGCAGACGGTGTAAGTAGTCTTCAATCTACTGGTATCGTTACTTCATCTGCAGCTGCAGCGCAAGATAATGTTGTAGTTAATATTGGTGCAGGAACAACAAGACCATATGATGGACAAGTCGTTTATTTTGATCAACTCTATCAAAGTGTAGAGACAATAACTGTTGGATCTGGTGGAACTGGATATACCTCAACTCCAACTGTAACTATCGATGCACCATCTGGACCAAATGGTGAAACTGCAACTGCATTTGCAACACTTGAAGGAGAGAGTGTTTCTGAAATTACTATCATCAGTAGTGGAACTCAATACATAGGTACTCCAAATATTACAATATCTGGACCTCAAAGTGGAATTAATACTGCGACAGCAACTGCATCGATGTCACCAATTTATTATACAATAAATAGTTCGACACCAGTTGTGTCTGGAATTACTACATTAACTCTTGATGAAAACTTGATCAATACTGTTGGTGTTGGTTCAACTGCATATTTTTATCAGCAAAGTAAGATCGTTGCAAGTTCACATACATTTGAATATGTTGGATCTGGTAATGATATTACTTCAGCAACTCCAAAGAGAGGTGGTGTCACAGTTCAAGCAAATGAAGTTGTCACATCAAATGGAGGAAAGGTAGTTTATACAAGTACAGACCAAGCAGGAAACTTCAGAATCGGTGATGAACTACAAATTAATCAAAACACCGGTACAATTAGTGGAAGAGCTTTCACTAGAAGTTTATTCTCAGAAATGACACCCTTTATCTTAGCACTCAGTTAATATGGCACAACTAGCACTCAATAGGTTTCAAACAGAAACTTTAGAAATCACTACAGACTCACAAACAGCATACACCGCTCCGACTGGATACACAGCGATTGTGTTGTATGCACATGTCACTAATTATGGAGCATCTGATGCGACTGTAACTATGTCACATAAGAGAAGTTCCACAACAACCGAAATAATCAAAGAAGGTACTGTCCCAGTCAATGATGCATTTATTCCACTTGATGGAAAACTTGTATTGGAGACGAGTGATTCTATTCAAGTTTCTGGGAGTGCTAACAGCACGCTAAAATTAATCTTAAGCGTTTTGGAGACTGCAAACTGATGCCAAAACTCATTAGCCAAAAAAACCTTAGAAAACCAACTGCTAATGGGTATGTACTTTCTAGCAGCACTGTTGGAGTTCAGTCTTGGGTAGATAACAGGTCTGTAGGGATAAACAGTGGAGGATCCATAATAGGAACCGCTAGTACAATTAATATCGCAAATAAAAATACTGTTACAGTTTCTTCAGGAATTGCAACTGTAACACAATTGACTGATCCTCTTACGATCATAGGTTTATGAAGACTTTTAAAGAATTTCAAGAGTCTTGGACTAATAAATATAAAAAGAGTATTGATTGCTCAAATCCGAAAGGATTCTCTCAGAAAGCACATTGTGCTGGACGTAAAAAAAGAGCAAGAGGTGAACAAACTAAATCAAAACCAGTTGAATGAAAAAGAACGGTCGCTGCCCAGAGGGACAATACTACTGCTACACCAATAAGGAATGCAAACCCATTCCAAAGGGGTTTATGGTGGATCCTCAAGGTATGCTCCGTAAAGAAAATGGTGCTTCAATTGATGAGGCAAGTAAAAGTGGAGATTCATCACTTCGTGATTGGTTTAGTAAAAGTAAATCATCAGACGGGAAACCTGGTTGGGTTCAACTGGGTGGTAAATATGCTGGAAAACCTTGTGCTAAGCAACCAGGTCAAACCACTAAACCAAAGTGTGGTTCCAGTAAAATGAAGCGTGCTCTCTCCAAAGATGAGGAGGAAAGAGCATTTCGTCGTAAGAACAGTCAAGATCCAAATCCAGACAGAAGAGGGAAGGCAATTAACGTGGCTACTGAAGAAACGAAAAAAGATCATGAATATTCAATGGCACGTTCTGAACTCAAAACTGTCAAAAATGCTGCTAAAAGACTTGAAAAGAAAATGGGCAAAAAAGGAGAAGGAAACCTTGAAGCTTGGGTTCAGTCTAAAATTACAAAGGCAGCAGATTATATTGATACTGCAGCAGACTACGTGACAAACGAAGCAGCGGGAGAGAAAGACGCTTGCTATCATAAAGTAAAGTCACGCTATAAGGTTTGGCCAAGTGCATATGCGTCAGGAGCACTGGTCAAATGCCGCAAAAAAGGTGCATCTAATTGGGGAAATTCAACGAAGAAAGAAGAATTTTCTGATTGGAGAGAAGAATTAGAACTTGATGAGAAGTGTTGGAAAGGGTATGAGAAGAAGGGCATGAAGACTATGTTTGGTAAGAGATATCCAAACTGTGTCAAAAAAGAAGAGTCTTGTCCAATTTGTAATTGTGATCCTTGCCAATGTCTTGAAGGAACAATAAATGAATCCATTAGAATGCCAACAAGAGTTGGAAATATTGTTTTGGTTCATTTAACTTTTAGGGGAAAATATTATGCAATGAAAATGTTTTTCCCCCATGCGAAAGTACCTTCTAGAAAAGACGTTCAAAATGAAATAGTCAAAGTATATCCTGGCGCAAAACTACAAAGTTTTCAAGTATCCGAGTATGAACCAGGACAACCATTCCTCCAAGTCTCAGAAGGAAGAGACGAAAACGGAGAAGGAATTGAGGAAAATATTGGATATGACAATCAAACATCAACAGAATTGCCTAAGAATGCCAAAAGGTCATCAGTAGATGAAGACTGGCAATCAGTAAATCGTAAAGATAAAACTGATGGATTAAGCCCAGCTGCTGTAAAAGCATATCGCCGCGAAAATCCAGGTTCCAAACTGAAAACTGCTGTTACCAAAAAACCATCAGAACTTAAAGCAGGGTCTAAAGATGCAAAACGTCGTAAGTCATTCTGCTCAAGAATGAGTGGAATGAAAAAGAGATTGACCTCTGCTAAAACTGCAAGAGACCCAGATTCAAGAATTAATAAAGCCCTTCGTCGTTGGAACTGTAATTAAAATGAAATCTTTTCAACAATTCATCTCAGAAAGCGTCACTATTCATGGTGACTTTAATGGAACTCTCAATGTAGGCGGA